ATAGCATTCCTAACCGATGAACCATTTATAAATTATACCGTTTAATTGAAAGGAACTATATCATGTTAGAATTTATACAGTATTTTGTTGTTATCGCTGGAATAGTTGGTTCAACCGTTTATCTATTTTTAGATTTATATGATTACATAGTTGAGAAAGTTATATGAGAAAAGTGAATAGAGATTGGTATCAAATTGATATCGAAAAAGATAAGTGGGATATCCCCACTAAAGTAGTTGCTATATTCAGAGTGGAAGGTAATGAATGGTCTGTAAATGATGGAGAACCTGAAGTTGCTAGTAGAGTTGATGATTTGAGAAGATATGTTTTTATCAAATTATCATCGGCTAAAGTATTTGCAATAGATATTGCAGAAGCGATAAAGAACGAAACACCTTACCCTAGATTATCGAACGATAAGTATTCATTATGATTACACATATCCCTCTAGAATTACCCAAATTAAAACGGGTTACTGTAGATGGTAAGCGTTTATATGAAACTCCGAGTGGTAACAAATATCCTTCTGTCACTACAGTTACTTCTTTAGGTTCTGAAGATTCAATTAAACAGTGGAGAGAAAAGGTAGGTGCGGTTGAGGCTAATAAGGTTTCAACTAGAGCCTCTGGTAGAGGTACTAGAATCCATTCTCTATGTGAAGACTACATTAATAATAAAGAAGTTAATGTTGATATGTTTGATATTGAGTTATGGAATAAATTTAGTCCTATCCTAGATGATATAGATAATGGGCGATGTCTTGAGTCTATGCTATACTCACATAAACTAGAACTTGCTGGTACGACTGATTGTATAGCAGATTACAAAGGAACATTATCTGTTATTGATTTTAAGACTTCTGGGAAGTCAAAGAATAAAGACTGGATTAGTAATTACTTCATTCAATGTGCTTGTTATGCGATGATGTTGGGTGAAATGATAGGTATTCTACCGAAACAGATTGTTGTCCTTATAGCAGTTGATAATGAAGAACCTCAAGTGTTTATCGAGAATACATTTGATTGGATGCCTTTTGCTATTGATGCAAGAAGAGAATTTAGGTTAAAGAAAGGATATTAATAAATACTATATACATTAAACAACAGGAGAAAAGTATAAGATAAACTGAAGTACCTAATCCCGCTTTAAAAGTTCAAACAGGCATTGAGTCTAACCGAAGAACTAGGGAAGCAATAATGGACATTTTTCATTATTGTCACTAAAAAATAGGAGAAACACATGCAAATCAAAGTATTGATGATTGTATGTTTGAGTGTTATGTCTTCACAATTATGTGCTAAGTCTATCATTCAAGGCAAAAGTAATATATCAAAATCTAAGGCTGTTATTGTTGACAGTCATATTTCAAATAAAGATATACAATGTGTCGCAGAAACAATTTATTCTGAGGCAAGAGGCGAATCTTTGACTGGACAACTTGCTGTAGGAGCAACGATTGTTAATAGGTCTACGAAAATATTTCACCAACCTGCCTGTAAAATAGTGAAACAACAATATACTCAGAGAAAGATTCCTAAGGAAGAACGGGAAGAGTTTATAAAGTTAGCCGAAAATATCTTATATGGTAATGTAAAAAATCCTGTTGGAGCGATGGATTCGTTTGATTCATTTAAGCATAATTATCTAAAACGACCCAAGAGAAACATCAAAATCGGCAATCATTACTTCTATAAGGCTTTGAAAACAGAAAAAGTATAGAACTTTTATCTTTAATCTATAACTTATTGATTTATAACGATATTGTTAAATAGTTTTATATTGATAAGTTATTGATTTTTAAAGAGATTTCATAATATGAAGATTTAAGACTATACAATATACGTCTTATTTTTAATAAAACGGTGTTTAAATGACGTTAAATTATTAATGATTATAAATCAATAACTTATAATGCTAAATAATTGTTGACATTCTAAATTAGATCGTTTATAATAACTCATAAATTGAAATTAAGAGAGAATATATTATGTTGAAAGTTAAAGTTGGTACTAAAATTAGAAGTTACGATTTTGCTGGTAACCTTGATTGTTACCTTGAAGGGGTCGTGACTGATATCAAAGATGGTTTGTTTCATTGTGCTACTACTAAAGTAGTGTGGGATGATGAAGAACTTGAAGCAACCAGCCCAGATTTTCGTACTCCTGAATTAGGAAATATGTGGAATGAAGAAATGTTTGAACTAGGCAGAATTGAATTAATTTAACTTGAGGCGCAACTATGAATAAATCCATGTATAATAAAATTACAACTGCGGCAACCTTATACCAAACACAAGTACTACAGGAACTGTATGCTCAATTGTTGGTTGAACGTGATAATATGAATGAGTTTTTTGAAGCGTTTCTGGAAAAGGTTAATTTGACTAAATTACCCAAGACATCTCCTAGTTGGGTTACATATGATAAGAAGTTTGCGGAATATTCCGAAGTAGAAACCAATATTAAAACTGCTGAATTTTATCTAGGTGGTAGAAATGCTGTTTGAGAATGCGTCCGAATTTTCATTTCACATTGAATCATTGGCTGATGATAAGGAAATGGATTTAATATCCACTATATTATCATACTGTGAATTAAACTTTATTGAACCTGAGGATATAACTAGTCTGATTAATAAATCTCTGAGAGATAAGATTGAGGTTGAATTTCAACAACAAAATTGGCTACCTAAAACCTCAACAATAGATTTTTAATATGGATGGTATTCAGGCATATCGGTATTATATGGCTCTTAAGTTACACTTTTCAAAGGATTCATATGATGTGTTTAAGAATCCAAAGGTAAACTGTAGCCAGAAATCGTTTGATAAAAGAAATGATAGATTTTTATTTGAGAAACTAGCTAAGAAACATCCAGTAGACAGAGAATTGATTCAATATTATGTCGCTAATTTTGCCTATGGTAATACTAATTTGGTATACAATGAAGAAGAATCAATATCTTGTTATTTTGAATGGGTGAAGAGAAAGGAGAGCATAACTAAAGTATTCTCGGACGATATTGATAAAATTATTCAAATTGCTCAGAAGAATAAATTTACTAAAAATGAAGTATTAGACTTTACTTTTAGCACACCATCAGTTATACTATCTTTATACTTAGGAGGTCATATTTCTATTGAGTCTGTACGAATAATAGATGATTACTTGAATATGATAGAAAGGTGGAAGAACGCTGAATTTACTACTTCATTCTGGGATAAAGATATATGTAGAGTTTCAAAACTCAAAAAGTTTGTAAGGTACGATAAAAATCGTATCAACCCGATCATAGATTCCTTTGAAGGGGAATTGAATGAATTATAGGTATGTCTGTAACCCTATAATTATTAATCAGACAACTAAACTAAACCCGTAAAACTCGTATAGGAAAAACAAATGACATTAGATATTAGCAGTTTAAGAAAATCAAGAACTACGGATTTTTCATCCATGGTTGAAAAGTTTGAAAATAAAACAGTTCGGGCTAATAATGTAGATGAACGTCTATGGCGTTTAGAAGGTGATAAATTAGGTAATGGTTCAGCAATTATTCGTTTTCTTCCTAATATTGAAGGTGACGAATATTCAGCACCTTGGGTAAAGATATTAAACTTTGGGTTTCAAGGTCCAACAGGTAAATGGTATATTGAAAATAGCCTTAAAACTTTAGGTGATGAAGACCCAGCTTTGAATTATGTTAATTCATTGTGGGCAACTAAGATACCAACTAATGAGGCTTTGGCTAGAACCAGAGGACAACGTACTCAATATGTTTCTAATATCTTAATCGTATCGGATGCCAAACATCCTGAAAACGAAGGTAAGGTAATGATTTTCAAATACGGACCAGCAATTTTTAATAAATTAATGGGTAAGTTAAAACCTACTTTTGAAGACGATGCTCCAGTAAATCCGTTTGATTTATGGGAAGGTGTAAATTTCAGATTTAGAATGCGTAAAAAAGATGGTAGGGCAAATTATGACGATTCTACTTTTTCTGAGGTGTGTCCTGTAGGTGACGATGATAAAATTGTTGATGTAATGAAACAACGTCATAATATTCAAGAATTCATGAAACCTGATCAATTCAAATCATATGATGAATTGAAGAAGAAATTAGAAGCAGTATTGTCTGGTGATACTTTTAGTAATCAAACTGCGGAAGAATTGTCTTTTGAAAATGATATGCCTAGTTTCTCTAAGCCAGCATTAAAAGAAGCAGTTGCTAAACCTATAGCAAGCAAGTCTGCTTCTGATGATGACGAAGATGACACCTTAGCCTATTTTAGCAAATTAGCTCAGGAAGATTAATATCTAATCTTATCAAACTTAAGGGAGCTTCGGCTCCCTTTTTTTATACCGAGTTTCTACTTGCGATGTATCTAGATGATGTACTATCGGGATTCCTTGATGGTAATTTTACAGTCTGACTATTGATAGTCTTATTTGATGTATTTACTGTGGGCGAGGATATCATAGTATTACCTCCTCCTGCTTTAGTCATATCTTCCTTTTTATCCTCATTTTCTCCTGATTTATTATATACAACATTAGCTGTTTGCCTTTCCATAGGCATGATATAATCAACTCCTGATTTACGAGGTGTAGGTTCTATGCCTGTGGTATCTGTAGTTGGCGTGATTGGCTCTTCATCACCAAAAGAAAATGCCCACCAGGGTTTAGTTATTTC